GCGGGACTGGTTAATCCAGTCCTGCGGTTCACCGCCCTCATGTGAAAACACTGTTGTTATTCACGTGGTGTGTTTCTCCAGTCGAGAGAATCAGACCCCTTCTTCAGAGATCCGTCCTTCCATCTGGTACATCCACCACGTCCTGTCCAATTAGGGTATTTAGGACGAGTTTGAGCATGCTGCCAACCAAAGCTCTTGCCTCGGCAACGGCACACCTCGCCTCCTCCATCAACATTTCTACTCGGTTGAGACTTGTATCCAGTGTGTACACTAGACTTGGTCTCTCCCTTTCGCTCACATGAACCTCGCGCAGTGTTGTCACTGGAGCCTGCAGCGAGCTCAGTTGCTCTCGCATCCTGCTCACCATTGTTTCCAGTGACGCCCAGCGCCAATTCACGTTCGGTTCTCTCTGAACACCCTGGTCTCCGTTCATTGTTACTCTCTATCGCAACGTCAGAAATGACACGAATCCCTTCAGCAGCATTCTCGCTACAGATGACCGACACCTTTTCTTTCGGTGGTGTTACATTAAGCTGTGGCATGTTCATGACGTCACCGTAATAACTATTTAATTCATCACACGTCTGAACCACCTCAGCAGCTGTAACACCCAAACACTGGGCAACAGTATCCAAGAGAAACTCTCTTGTACACTGCGGCCAACTATTATTCCTGTCATCTTCCTGCTTAACCCAATAGGGTATATCTTCCACCACATGGTCACTTAAACGAACACTGGTGTTGCGTAGGTACGCACTACACCAATCCGACAACAATGGAGTCTTTGCATCGGTTATAAGGTAAGCCTCACACTTTGCAGTTCCACACTCCTCTGGAGGGAGTATGGCCTGTACTGTAGTGTGCAACTTTGCCAGCGTACGCAGTGGATCTTGACAGGATGAAGGGCTAGACCACGGGTCAGGGAAAATCCGAGAGAGGAAATTAACCTGACCATGTTTCAAACACCTCTCAACCTTAACGGACAATCCTAAATCCTTGGCGACAGCCTCATATGCACGGTTTCCAACTTCTCCAGTTGACACTCCGTCATCTCCATAAAACAAACCCATACGCATCATTGCTTCAGCAGGTATAAACCCACATCTTCTCAATGTAGCATACGAGTGAAACGCATTAATCAAGGTATTCCCATCAGTAGTGAGTGGTGATCCACTCAACCTACTGCAACCGGGTTCGTATCTTACACCTGTCCGTGTAAAAGCAAGAGGATTCAATTCTGATTCCAACAACAAATTCAACTCATGCATGTGCTCTGGAGCACACCAACGCCGATAACAAGCAAACTCGACATTACGTCGTGTCCATCCTGTTACGGTTGCATCAAACCTACTGAAATCACTCATAACAACCTCTTCCTCTCCTTCAACGAACCGCCTCAATCTTTCAGCAATTTCTCTAGGAGTGCGACATGGCATGTACCAATGGTGTTGTTTCAACACATCACGCTTAAAAGCCAATGTGAATCCCGACAACCTCAATGTGTGTGTCGTGGGACACGTAGTAATATTCCGTGGATTATTAGGTACGGTATAAGCTTCACGTTTCTGAAACGCCTTGGCGACAAATTTCTCTGCCGCTATTAACGCTGCTTTAAGAGTCCGTAATCGCTGTCGTGGCCCTGACTGTATGTCGCCAACTTCCTCAACAGAAATTGGTGATCCTGTCACGTTCCCAACGACCAAATCAACAAACTCTCGGGCATAATCAGTGTAAATCGCCTTAACTCGTACTTTTACCGCGGTTTTGTGCGGTCCCACAATGCGGTTTTCTATAGTGTCGAGTTCATTTGCCCTACATTCTCCAGGGTACATGGCCTCCACATTTGCAAGAGGTGCTCTAGCATACCGACGAGCATATTCCTTCGGAATTTCCTCATCAGCATGTTTAACCACTTGGTAATGATTAGCCAACTCACCTGGCTTATGGACAAAATAATCAACCTTGTAATTGTTTTCCATTAAGTACTTGTGTAGTATGATAGCATCATCACAACCCAATTTACTTCTACGTTCAGTATCAGATAGTTGCGGTTTAGATGACAATTCATAACCCACACGAAGCACTTCTAATTTAGCCTCTGGTATTTGAACCGATGAAAACACACCGGTTCTGCCAAGACTAACTATAGGTCCTTGTGGCGTTGACACACGTAATACATTAAAATTACCCTGTGTCAACTTTGCTCTACACAATTCTCGTCCATATGCGTCACCGTCCCACATCCACACTCGAGCAAAGGGCACCAGCGACACAATTCTACGGTGTTTCGACACCGAAAATTGATCAACATAAAAGACGAGTGCGTTCGCATGTTCCACAAGTCCTAATTTAGAAAATAGATCTGCTACATACCAACAAATAGTTTGTCCAGCACATCTACATGGATTTAACCGCCAGCTGATCCATGGGAAAGACGGACGTCTCATTTTAACATACATCACATCTTGGTTATAATCCCAGATTTGGTGTATGACAGTTTTACCGCCATCTACATGATATTCAACAAAATTATCACGTATAATGAAATGTCCATTCTTAACAACATCAGCAACACTCTCGGGACTAAACGTATACATCAAGACTGGATGGCCATAACGCAACCAATCTTCCCATTCAACATAATAATCAACATCGGTCATCATAATGCAAGCCTTTTCAGGGATAGCATCGTCTCGAGGACGTATTGCAAAGTCAGCGAGAGAATAATAATCCCGGTGACCCAACAACTCATCCTCACGAGCACTGGGTGAAACCACATAAGGTACCAAACCAGCTGATGTAATGGCCTGCAACATAGTTGCAGTAGCGCCATTACGTTCTTCAGCAGCCTCCTTATGTGGATGCCCAATGCGAACCGTGGCATTTACACGGCTCAGCCCATGTTGAAATAGTCGACGTGGCACCATAGCCATGCTTTCAACAACATACGATCGTTGCATGAACCTACTCCATGCACTAGAAACAACCCTGCACGTAACAACTGTGCCAAGTAAGAGAGCGCCACCAACTGCAACCTCCTTTATGAAACCGTTCATATCGGAAGCCGATGTGAGAACACAATTCTCACACGCAGCGGGTGGATATAACACGTTGGCTATGCCAACAGGAAAG